CAGCCCGCCGAAGATTGGGACGTTGTTCACGTACCAGTTTCAGCAGCTGACCGACGCTGGCCTGCCGCGTTTCCCGTCATTTCTGCGAGTTGCGTAATGGGCAAGGGCCGCAAGCCGACGCCTAAACCGCTGCTTAAGCTTCGCGGCGCTCGCGTTAGGGGCCCGCATAAATCCGGCATAGACGCCGTTCCAGGCATCCCGCCTGCTCCACACTGGCTCTCGGATCTCGCCCGCGAGGAGTGGGAGCGGATCGTGCCAATGCTCGAGGCGTCCAAGGTGATGAGCCCCAGGCACCAGCAGACGCTGGCCGCTTACTGCGACTCGCTCGCGGACATGATTGAGGCAGACCGTGAGCTCAAGGCCAACGGTGCCACGTTCATGGACGATAAAGGTAGGGTAAGCAATCACCCGGCGTGGACCCGCAAACGCGACGCGAGAAACCAGATGCTGAAGTTCGCGGCCGAGTTCGGCCTGACGGCCTCGGCGCTGGCCCGTGTCTCGGCGGTTGAGAATGGCCCGCAAGCAGACGAAGAAGATCGCCTCATGTTCGGCTGAAAAGCCGTGCAAGGTTTGTGCCTCGTGCATCGCAGTGCGGTTCTTTGAGAAGCACTTGACGCACGCTAAGGGCGAGCTCGGCGGCAAGCCGTTTCTGTTGCAGCCGTGGCAACGTAACTACGTGCGAGCCCTGTTTGCAGAAGAGAACGGCCGCAGGAAGGTGCGCACCAGCCTGCTTGCGTTGCCTCGCAAAAATGGGAAGAGCACGCTTGCTGCTGGAATAGCTTTGCGATGCCTACTAGAGCCTGAGCCCGGTTGCGAAGTGTACTCCTGTGCTGCCTCAAGGGATCAGGCTAGGTTGGTCTTCGATACCGCAAAGATCGCGGTTGAGCAGTCGCCAACACTATCGGCACAGTTGAAGGTGTACAGAAACGCAATCGTCCGAGAGTCAACGCACGCTACCTACAAGTCACTTTCCGCCGAGGCTGGATTGCAGCACGGGCTTTCGCCTCATGCCGTGGTTTTTGATGAGCTCCACGTAAGCAATCGTGAGATGTGGGAAGTGATGCTGTCTGGCCAAGGGGCAAGACGAAACCCGCTGACGGTGGCATTGACTACCGCAGGCTACGACAGAAAAAGCGTCTGCTGGGAAATCTGGAAATACGCAGAGGCCGTGGCGGCCGGGGCCGTTAAAGACGATACGTTTTTGCCGATGATATGGGCGGCAGATCCTGCTGCTGACTGGAAGCTAGAAAGCACTTGGGCATCTGCCAACCCCAACCTCGGCGTTTCCGTGCGCATGGACTTCCTGCGGAGCGAATGTGCTCGAGCGGTTGAGATGCCGACTTATGAAAATGTTTTTCGCCAACTTTTTTTGAACCAATGGACGGAACAGTCAACTAGGTGGCTGCGAATGGATCACTGGCAGCAGGGCGACAAGCCCTGTCCTGTGGATCTGGCGGGCCGCGAGTGCTGGGCCGGTCTGGACTTGGCCACCACGTTTGACACCACAGCCCTGGTGCTGCTCTTCCCGCTCGATGATGGCACGTTTTGGATTGAGCCGCACTTCTGGATACCGAGCGACAACGCCCACCAGCGAGAGCGCCGCGACAAAGTGCCGTACCTGACGTGGCATCGGCAGGGGCATCTGAACATGACCGATGGCAACGTCACAGACTTCGATCAGGTGCGTTCAGACATCAACGCCATCGCCAGCAAGTACAAGGTGTGTGGCATCGGCCTGGACCCGTGGAACTCCGCGCAACTCGGCCAACAACTGCAAGGCGACGGGCTTCCCATGTCAGACTTTCGACAGGGCTACGGCTCTCTGTCGGCGCCTAGCAAGCAGCTGGAGAACCTTGTTGTGAGCGGGAAGGTGCTGCACGGTGGGCACCCAGTGCTGTCGTGGCAGGCTTCCAACGTGGCCATCCAGCAGGATTCCGCAGCCGGAAACATTAAGCCAAGCAAGGCCAAGAGCACAGAACGCATAGACGGCATCGTGTCGCTGGTCATGGCCATTGGGCTGTGGCAGAAGGCAAGCGCAGCCACTCCAGAACAGTCCTGGGACATCGTGACTCTATGAGCGAAAACGCCGCCGCCGACTTCAAGATGTTTGACCTGCGTGGCATCGACTGGCCCGAGGTGAGCTCCAGCCGCACGCCTTCCGGCATCCGCGTCAACGCTGACAACTCCATGGCGTGCTCGGCGTATACCGCCTGCATCCGCGTCATATCGGATGCGGTATCAGCCCTTCCGCTGCACATCTACGAGCGGATGTCCAACGGCGGGAAACAGAAGGCCACCAGCCATCCCGTGTATCGCCTGCTCCACCAGCAGCCCAATCCCTGGCAGACGGCTCAAGAGTTTCGTGATTGGATGACCGGCATGTATCTGCACTACGGTGCGAGCTACGCCGAGATCCGCCCAGGTGCTCGAGGTGCTGTGTCTGAGTTGTGGCCGCTGCACTCCAGCCGCATGGAGGCTGAGCGGCTGACTGACGGCACGCTGCGGTATCGCTACCGCGAGCCAAGTGGCCAGCAGACGATCTACAGCCAGGAGCAGATTTTTGCCCTGCGATTCACGACCGAAGACGGCATCAAGGCCATCCCGACGTACAAGATTTTCCAGAACGCCATTGGCCTGGCCCAGGCCCTTGAGACACACGGCAGCACGTACTTCGGCAACGGTGCTCGGCCCGGCATCGTGCTGGAGAGCGACAACCCGATTCCCATTGAGGCGGCCGAGCGACTCCGCGAGCAGTGGGAGCGGATGCACCGTGGTGCCGATCGGGCTTTCCGCACAGCTGTGCTGCCTAACGGCGTGAAGGCCCACGAGCTCAGCGGCTCAAACGAAGCAGCCCAAATGCTTGAGAGCCGGGCTTTCCAAGTGGTTGAAATCTGCCGGGCGTTTCGCGTGCCGCCGCACATGATCCAGATGCTGGACCGCAGCACGTTCAACAACATCGAAGTCCAGGGCACCGAGTTTGTGCAGCACTGCCTGCTGCCTCACCTCAAGCGGTGGGAAGCGGCCATCAGCCGCGACTTGATCGTAGATGACGAGAAGTATTTCGCTGAGCACAGCGTCAGTGGCCTTCTTCGCGGCGACCACGCGAGCCGGTCTGCCTACTACGTTTCGGCCCTGCAGAATGGCTGGATGACTGTCAACGAGATTCGGGAGCTTGAGAACCTCAACCCGATTGGCCCGCAAGGCGACCAGCATTTCATCCAGTTGAACATGACCACGCTGGAGAAGGCGGGCGAGCCACAGCCGCAAGATCCGCAGCCGATGCCGCAGGACATGCCTGGCGAGCCAGCGGACGGCACGCCAGAAGACGATGCCGAAGACACGACTACCGCCCAGGAGGTGCCGACGAATGGAACTTGAGCGCCGCGACTTCGCCTTTGACGAGACTGACGAGCTCATCGTTGAGCAGCGTGCTGACGGCCGGGCAGCCATCATCGGCTACGCCGCCGTCTACAACCGCATGAGCCTTGACCTGGGCGGGTTCAAGGAAGAAATCCTGCCGGGTGCTTTCGACAAGGTGCTGAGCCGCCAGCGTGGCAAGCAGGACGTGGTGGCCCTGTTCAATCATGACAGCAACATCGTGCTCGGTCGCACTTCGAGCGGCACGCTGGAACTGAGCAGCGACAGCAAGGGGCTGCGGTACGTGGTCACTCCACCCGTGAGCCGTGCCGACGTTCTGGAGCTCATCGCTCGCAAAGACGTTGCTGGCAGTTCATTCGCGTTCACGGTTGGCAAGGACGGGGAAGCGTTTCGAACTGGCGACGGTGGCCAAGCCATCCGCCAGATCCGCGAAGTGAGCGGGCTGTATGACGTTGGCCCAGTGCTCACGCCTGCGTACCCGTCAACGTCTGCCAGCGTCGCCATGCGTTCCTATGAGGCATGGATTGCATCGCAGTCCGCCGAAGAGCCGGCAGTTCGGGCGGTTAGTTCGCGTTCGGCCTTGCGGGGCGTCGCCGCCGCCTGGGCTGCCACCTTAAGGCTGAAGAATGTCTGAGGCCCGCTGCACCTGCGGCGAGAAGTTGCGGTGCCGTTCCTCTCGCCCGTGTGGCGAAGAGCGTCAACAGTATTTGCGTTGCCCTAGGTGCGGCGCTCGCGGCGTGGTGTTTGTGAAAACAACACTTTCTGAAGTCCGGTTCTGCAAGAGGCCGGCACGCTAGAGGCACAGTGGAATCCATCGGCAATACCGCCGGCGGAGATATACCACGTGGACAACCTCAAAAAGCTTCAGGACGAGGCCGTTAACCTCGCCAACCGTATTGACGCCGTGCGTGCGATCGAGAGCACCGATGCCGACAAGATTGCCGAGCGCGATCTTGAACTCGAGGCGATGAACACCGAGGCCGGCAAGCTGGCCAAGCGGATCGACTTTGAGAAGTCGGTGGCTGAGTCGGCCAAGAATCTCCGCAGCGTGGTTGACCGCTGCACGCCTGCTCCCGAAGTGACCGAAGAGCGGAGCGACAAGGTCCGCGTTGAGGCGGTGCCGTTCTCGGGCCGGCTCCGTGCGTTTGAGAACGCTAAGGACGCCTACTCGGCGGGCATGTGGTTCAAGGCCAAGAGCGGCGACGCCGACGCGAAGCGGTGGTGCCAAGACCACGGCATTGAGGCTCGTGCCCAGGGCTCGACCGGCAGCACCACGGGTGCGGCCTTCGTGCCTGACGTGCTCTCCTCGACCGTGATCCGACTTGTGGATCAGTATTCGGCCTTTGCTCAGAACGCCACGAACGTGGTGATGCCGAGCGACGTGCTGCTGTTCCCGCGACGGACGGCCGGTGCGACCGCGTACTGGATCAACGAGAACGCTGCCATCACTGCCAGCGACCCCACTTCCAATCAGGTGACTCTGACTGCGAAGAAGGTCACGGGCGCGGTGACGATTGCGAGCGAGCTCCTGCAGGACTCGATCGTGTCGATCGCAGACTGGATCGCTGCGGAACTGGCACTGACGCTCTCCAACGCCGTGGAAGAGGCTGCGTGGAGCGGCAACCCGAGCAACGCTCCAGCGGTTGCCGGGCTCGTCACGACCTACACGGGTGGCCTGCTGGCGGCGTCTGCTGCCACTTACGCCGCCTCGCTGGTCACGGCTGCCGGTGACACTCCCGACGAGGTGACCAAGGCCAACCTGCTGGCCATGATGGCCAAGATGCCCCAGCACAGCCGTCAGGGTGCCAAGTGGTACTGCTCGCCGTTCTTCTTC